GGCGTCCTCTCCCCCCGATCGTGGACCCCATCGCGCGCACGCGCACGCGAGGGCATGTTCCGGCGGTCATTGGTCGATGAAGACGTGAAAACGCCCCCCTGTGGCTCTCAGGGGGGCGTTTGGCGTATCTGGGGCGGGTCTAGGCGACGGGATTCCGCGGTTTGGTGGGCTGGTATTCGACTTTCACGACGACGTCGCTGTCTTCGCGACCTTCGCCGGCGGCGCGTATCCGGTCGGCGTGCATCTCAGCGACTTCACGCGAGCTGTACGCGTCTTTGCCGCGCATCCCGCTGGACCATTCGTAGCTGACCTTCCAGGGCCGGCGCTCTCCGCGCTTCGCCATCTCAGGCCACCTTCCCGGCGAGGCTGTCGAGCTTCGCGGCGGTGTCGTGCCGGTCGAGCATTCGGGCGATCCGGCCAAGCTCGGCGCGGAGCGCTTCGGGGTCGACGTCGTGGTTCCGGGCTGTCTGGACGAAGCCGTTCACGAGCCAGTCGCCGCCGGTCGCGTCCACGTTGTTCAGGAGGTTGTGGAAGTGCTCGGCAGCGAAGGCGCGGGTGTCGGCGTAGCGGGCGCGGTCGGCGTCCTCGGCTGCGAGGGTTTGGGCTGCGGTTGCTGTCGTGTTCATGGCTATGACTGTAGACCCTTATCGGAGTTACGTCAAATGGAAACGCCCCGACCGTGTGGCCGGGGCGTTCGTGTGGTCGGGGTCTAGTCGAAGTCGGCGAAGAACGCTTCGAGGTCGGCGTCGCGCTCGGCGTCGGTCATCGCGGCGAGACGGGCGGCGGTGGCAGCCTCGGCGGCGTCGCGGGCGGCACGCTCGGCGGCGCGCTCGGCCTCAAACGCGGCAGTCTCGCGGGCGTCGCTGATGAGGGCGAAGGTGTTGGACATGCGGGCGTCGTGGATGCGGGCGGCGCGGGCGCGGCGGGCGGTGGTGTTGTTCATGTCTTTGACTGTACACCCTTAACGGTCCCACGTCAACACGCCCCGGCTCGGAGTTGGCCGGGGCGTGCAGCCGGCGCTAGTTCGCGCCGCGAATGCGGGCGCGCTCGAAGTCCATGCGGCGCTCGGCGTCTTCGACCGACCCGTACGCGCCGGTGCGGAAGTCGCACCCGTTCTCGGAGAAGTGGACGTAAGCGTTCGTGAATGTGGCGTCGCGGTCGATGATCGTCACTTCGCGGATCACGAAGCCGTCGGCGTAGTTGTGAATGGTGGTGGTCTCGGCTGCGTTGTTCATGTCTCTGACTATAGACCCTTTCAGGCTTTACGTCTAGTCGGGCTGGCGGATTACTTGGCGAGCTTTCGGTCGCGTAGGCATTCCATGTAGGCGTCCATCGCGCCGGCCAGAACCTCAAACGGGTTGTCGGGATTCGAGAGGGTCGCGACGTCCACGTGAAGAAACCAAACGTCGGCGGCGTCCTGGGCGTCGTCCACGTGAACGGTCCAGCGCTTCGGGCTGGTGCGGCTCGCGGACAGCTTGCCGACCTGTTCGCCGTTCACGTAGAGCGGGAAGTGTACGCACGTCCCACGGGCCGCAAGGCTTGGGAGGCTGTCGAATCGGTGGGCGTGGCGAGCTGCGAGCTTGTCCATGTTCATGAACATGACGTTAGACCCGAAACGGGTCTACGTCAACACGGGGCGCGGCTTTGACGTAACGCCGTTAACGGGGTAACGTCTGCGGCATGGCAAACGCATTCGTCGAGACCTGCAAAGCGACCTACGCCGAACTGAAGGCGATCCAGGACGCGAAGGTCGAAGAGTGGGCGATCGGCTACGAGTCCGACGAAGAGCTGTACTACTCCGAGATTGAACCGCGCGTGACGTTCAAGTCCGTGATGGTCGCGGTCGCTCGCGAGTGGCGCGCCCGGAAGGCCGAAGCTCGCGCGGAAGCGGAGTACTGGGAAGCGCGCGAGCGCGAGCACTTCGCCCACCTGTCCGATCCGGCTGTCGCGGAGTCCGATCCGGCTACGGCTGTCTTCCGTACGCGTAACGGCGCGCTCGCGGCGGCGCTGTTGGCTGTCCGGGCTATCGCTCGCGGCGTCCGTCTGGTCGTGGCCGCCGGCGGCAAGTTGACGTCACACCGATACGGGGTTAAGGTTATGAACATGAGCAACACGGACACGATCACTCGCAACTGCGGCAAGTGCGCGGGCACTGGCCGGATTCAGGCATTCGCCGGCATCGACAGTGGCCGGTGCTGGGACTGCAACGGGGCCGGCGCTCACACGACCACGGTCGGCGCGGAGAAGCGTCGGAAGGCTGCGGCGAAGCGGCGCGCGTCGAAGCGTATGGCGGCTGCCGATCAGCGGATCGCCGACGAAATGCGGGCGTTCGCTGCGGCGGGCTTCACGTTGCGCGAGTGGCACGAGGACCGTTGCGGCTGCGGCGGGTTCTGCGCCCGCGAATGGAACGACGGCGCGATGGGCAAGGCTTGGGACGCCGCGCTAGGCGGCTGAGAGACACAGACACAGAACAGATTCGGACCCGGCTCCCACAACGGGGGCCGGGTTTTTTCATGCCAATAAGGGGCAATCATGCGGCGATATTCAACCATCCTGGCCGGCGTACTGGCCGGCGTCCTGGCGCTGTCCGGGTTCACCTTCGCGGCGGCGGGGCCGGCAATGGCCGGCGGCTGCCCGTCGTTCGCGACGTTCGCGGTCGGCGGTACCGGCGATCCGGAGTCGACTCACACGCCGCGCGTGCCGGCGGGCTGGCGCGAGAACATCGCGTACCCGGCTGACGTCTTCCAGGGCGACAAGTCGCGGAAGATCGCGCGGGACAAACTGAGCCGCGCCGCGCGGCACATGCGCGCCGTGTGCCCCGCGACTCATATCCACGTCGTCGGCTACTCGCTCGGCGCTTCGGCGGCGTCCGTGGTCGTGGATCACTGGCAGTCGGACCCGGTGATGAGCCGGCGGACCTCGGCGACGTTCGTCGGCAACCCGCGACGTCCGATCGGGCCGACCGGGTGGGGCGGTATCGAGACTGCCGGCCTTCCGCACATTCCCGGCGTCTACACGTGGGCCGGCGCGCGGCTCGGCGGGTCGATCCCGGTCGAAGAGGTGTGCAACGAAGGCCGCGACGTCATCTGTTCGGTTCCCGTGCCGATGCATCGGAATCTGATCGGGGCGTGGGAATCGCTGTACGGCTATCTGACCGGGGATCACCTGTACTAAACAGCGGCGGACCGTGATTCGCGAGGATCGTCGCGTATTGGCAACTGGTGAAGGGGAATCCGTGGGCGCGCTGACAGACGCTTTGGAAGAGTCGCTGAATCGCATGTCGTGGACGAAGGACGCGGACAAGGCGGCGATCGCGCTCGCTCGGGCGTACGCGAAACAGATCGACGACGTCCTGGAAGGCGAGTTCGAGCAGAAGTGCCCGGACTGCGGCACGGCGGTCGGGCTGGACGGCGCTCAGGTCACGAAAGCGCTGTACCTCGGACCGCACCTACTGAACGCGCTCCGGGCGCTCGGGGCGACACCAGAGGGCCGGGCGGGGCTGGACGTATCCGAACAGGTAAAGGGGGCGCTGAGTGGAATCCGCAATCGACGCGCCGCCGGAGGCGCAAAGCAGTAACACGCGTGACGCGGCGCTGGATGACCCTTCGCTGTTGGCGGTCGACCTTCGGGACGACGCCGGCGTACTGAAGGGCATCGAGACGCCGCGTATCTTCACGCCGCCGCGCCGCGAGCTGACGCCGGAAACGTCGCTCGGCTTCGAGTGCATCGAGTTCGCGAGCGACGTCCTCGGAATCGACCTGTTCCCGTGGCAGCAGTGGCTACTGATTCACGCGCTCGAACTGAACGACGACGGCACCTTCCGATTCCGGAAGGTCGTCGTGCTGGTCGCGCGACAACAGGGCAAGACAACGCTGTTCAAGGTGTGGGCGCTGTGGCGGCTGTACGCGGACGACGCCGAAGCGGTGCTAGGTACCGCACAGGACTTGTCGACCGCTGAGAAGACGATGAGTCAGACGCTCGCGCTGGCCGACTCGGTCCCGGACCTTCACGCCGGCATCGCGAAGCGGTCGGACACGAACGGATCGAAGTTTTTCCGGCTGGCGAACGACCCTGCCAACGGATACGCCGGCGGCGAGTACATCGTGAAGGCGGCGACCGGCGGCGGCGGGCGCGGTAGCTCAATCGAACTGGTCTTCATGGACGAGCTTCGCGAGCACAAGAACCACCTGTCATATTCGGCGGTCACGAAGACCACGAACGCGATCCCGCGCGCACAGGTCGTGATGATGAGCAACGCCGGCGACGATACGTCGGTCGTGCTCAATCAGCTTCAGAGCGCCGCACAGGCGAAGATCGCCGCCGGGCAGACAGAGGACACACAGACGGCGCTGTTCGAGTGGTCCGCGCCGGAGGGGTGCAACGTATGGGATCGGCGCGGGTGGGCGCAGGCTAACCCGTCGTGCGGTTACGGAACGATCAGCGAACAGATCATCGCCGGCGACTGTGAAGCCGACCCTGATCCCGTGTTCCGGACCGAAGTTCTGTGCCAGCGCGTCCAGCAGCTCGAACAGTCCATCTTCACGAACGAAGAGGGCGTCGACACGTGGGCGGCGGGCGCGGTCGAGCTGGACGACGCCGGCGAGTTCGTGACGGTCCTGCCGGACCGCGAACTAGACGTCGGGATCGAGGTCTCTCACAACCGTTCGCACGCTTCGATAGTCGTCACGCAACGCGTGGACGGCGGGCGCGTGGCTGTCGAGGTCGTGGCGCGCCGCGTCGGGACCGACTGGGTTGTCCCGTGGCTGACGAACGCGAAGCGCGTCGGCATGTTCCGGCGGGTCGCGGTCCAGGCGAAGGGGTCGCCGGCGTCGTCACTACTGGACGAGTTGCATCGGGTGAACGCGGAGAAGATCGAGGACGACCGGGAAGCCGGGCGCGTGGTCGAACCGTACTTCGAGGTCGTCGAGTGGGGCGGCGGCGATCTGGCGAAGGCGCACGGGCAATTCTTCGACATGGTGACGAATGAGCCGGGCGCGAAGTTCGTCCACATGAATCAGCCGATCCTGAATCAGGCTGCGGCAACGGCAAAGACGAAGCTACTCGGGTCGTCGTTCGTGTTCGATCTGGCGAAGTCGCCGGAGGACGTCGCGCCGCTGATCGCGGCAGTGGCGGCGGTTTGGCTACTGACGCAAGGCATCACAGAACAACGTACTTCCGCGTACGACGACGAGGACGCGGAACTGATGGTATTGGAGTGACCCGCATGGGGCTTGCATCATGGCTAGGCTTCCGCCCGGCATACATTCCGCCGCAATCGGTCACCAGTCAGCCGATCTTCGAGTTCCTGGCGGCGGAGACGATGGGCAAATCGCCCGAACAGCTCTGGCGGGAACAGCCGTACCTACGAACGGTCGTGACGTTTCTCGCGCGGAACATCGCGCAGCTCGGACTGCACACGTACCGCTTCGGCAACGATGACAGTCGCGATCGGGTCCGGGGCGGCACGGTCGCCGGCACGCTGAAGCGACCGAACGGCGAGGACACGACATACGAGCTGATCTACGGGCTGGTGGCCGATCTGGCGCTGTATGACAAGGCGTACCTGATGGTCGTCGGCAACCCGGAGCGGACGACCGGGTGGGAGTTGCGGCGTATCCCGCCGCGCTGGGTGACCGGCACGACGAAGCGGACCGCGTTCACGTCGGAAGGCTACGTCGTGATGTTCCCGGACGCCACGCAACCGCTGGAAGTGCCGGCGAAGAACATGGTGTACTTCCACGGCTGGAATCCGGATGACCCGCAATCGGGCGTGACGCCGATCGAAGCGCTGAAGTCGACACTGGTCGAGCAGATTCACGCGCAGATATACCGGGATCAGCTCTGGCGCAACGGCGGACGTGTCGGTTCCTATCTGACGCGCCCGAAAGATGCTCCGGCGTGGTCGAATCAGGGTCGCCGGCGCTTCATGGAAGGCTGGCGCAACGCCTACACGGGCAACGGTAAGAAGGTCGGCGGCGTCCCGGTCCTGGAAGACGGAATGGAGCTGAAGCGGGTCGGCTTCAGTGCGAAGGACGAAGATTACGTCGAAGGCTCGAAGCTCGCGCTGACGACCGTCGCGTCCGTCTATCACGTCAACCCGACCATGCTCGGACTGTTGGATAACGCGAACTACTCGAACGTGAAGGAGTTCCGAAAGGGGCTGTACGGCGACACACTTGGGCCGATCATCGCAATGATCGAAGCGCGTCTGAACGCGTTCCTGTTGCCCATGCTCGAAGCCGACGAAGACGAGTATGTCGAGTTCAATATCCGCGAGAAGCTGGAAGGCGACTTCGCCGAACAGGGTAACCAGCTCTACCAGGCAGCCGGCGGACCGTACATGACGCGCAACGAAGTTCGAGCGCGACAGAACCTTCCGCGTATCGAAGGCGCGGACGAGCTGATCGTCCCGAAGAACCTCGGCACGCCGGGCCAGCAGGGCGACGAGGCCGAAGAGCAACAGCCGGAGGGCGATCCGGCGGAGAACGACGAGGGCGAGGCAGCATGAAGACGAAGGCAATCGAGCTGGCCGGCGTGAAGGCCGGCCCGGACGACGGACTCGAAGAGGGCGAGTTCATCGGCTACGCGAGCGTGTTCGGGAACAAGGATTCGTACGGCGACGTCGTCGAGCCGGGCGCGTTCACGGACTCGCTGAAGTCCTGGGACGAGTCGGGATCAGTGATCCCGCTGTACTGGGCGCACAACACGAGCGATCCGGACTACAACATCGGTCACGTCGTGAAGAGCGAACAGGACGGCACGGGCTGGAAGGTCCACGTGAAGATCGACCTGGATTCGCCGAAGGGGCCACAGGTCTACCGGCTGGTGAAGGGCCGGCGCGTCGGTCAAATGTCGTTCATGTACGAGGTCGTGAAGGGCGAGCGCGTGATCCCGAACGACGACGAGACGGGCGAGCCGGATTACCGCAAGGCGTACAACAGCTTGCAGGTGCTGAAGGTCCACGAAGTGTCGGTCGTCCAGGTCGGCGCGAATCAGTCGACTGAAATCACGGCTGTGAAGGAACTTGCCAATTCCATTGCGGCAAAAGCGGGCCGAACGCTGTCGAGCAAGAATGAAGATGCATTGCGCGGAGCGGCTGAGAGCCTGGAATCCGCGCTCGAAGCGGTGAAGTCCGTCCTGCCCGACGCGGAGGACGAGGACGAGAACGACGAGAACGGCGACGATGCCAGCGGTAAGGCTTCGGCGGCTGTCCGTTCCGGTGATCCGGAGCCAGCAGCCGCGAAGGCGAATCCGTCCGTTTCGCTCGCGTCCGCACGGCTGAAGGTGCTCGCTCTGAAGCGCTGACGCCCAACAGATCACAAACCCGGTCCCACGGTGGGGCCGGGTTTTTTCGTGCCCGGAAACGGGCTGACACAAGGGGATTCCATGAAGTTGAAGGACCAGCGCGCCGCAATCCTGGCGAAGGCCGAAGGCATCGTCGCGGACGCCGCCGGCGAAGAGCTGACCGAAGAGAAGTCGGTCGAGCTGAACGGCTACGTCGCCGAAATCGAGGCACTGGACGCCCGTATCGAGCGCGCGGAGAAGGACGCCGGCCTACTCGACGCCGTGAAGTCGTTCGGCGCGAAGGTGGGCGTGACTCCCACCGATACGCCCGGCGGCGATGACGCGCCGGCGAAGTCGCTCGGCGATCACTTCGTGAAGTCGCTCGGCGACGGCTATCGCGAGCGTCTGCGTTCGGGCGTGAAGATCGCTTCGACTGAGTTCATCCCGGCGAAGGCTGCCGGCGACACACAGTCGACTCCGGCGCTCTCGACTGAGTGGGGTCGCGACAACCTTCAGGACGTCGACCTGACCGTCCAGCGGGCGAAGCGCGATCGCCTGGTCGTGGCCGATCTGCTCGGCAAGGGCACCATGTCCGGTACTTCGATCAAGTACTACCTGGAAGGCGCGTTCGAGGGCGACTTCGAGATGGTCGCCGAAGGCGGTCTGAAGCCACAGGTTCACGTCGAGGACCCGGAGCCGGTCACCGACGAGGTCCGGAAGATCGCCGCGTGGATCGGCTTCACGGACGAGATTCTGGAAGACATGCCCCTGTGGGTGTCCGAGATCAATCAGCGCTTGCTGTACAAGCTCGCGGTCAAGGAAGAGCTTCAGCTACTCCGCGGTTCGGGTACCGGCCAGAACATTCTGGGTCTGCTCAATCGTGACGGCGTGCAGACCATCGCCGCCGGCGCGGGCGACCAGGAGGACGTCGAGAACATCTTCCGGGCGCAGACGCTCATTTCGCTGGCGACCGATTACCAGGCCGACGCGGTGCTGGTGAATCCGTTCGACTACGAGCGGTTCCGTCTCGGCAAGGACGCGAACAAGCAGTACTACGGCGGCGGGTACTTCATGGGCCAGTACGGCGGCGCGACCATCGTCGAGAATCCTCCCCTGTGGGGTCTGCGGACCGTCGTCACTCGCGCGGTCGCGAAGGGCGAAGCCGTGGTCGGCAACTTCGCGCAGGCCGCGACCATGTACCGGAAGGGCGGCGTGAAGGTCGATTCGACCATGAGCGACGGCGACGACTTCGTCCACAACAAGGTGAAGACCCGTGTGGAAGAGCGGATCGCTCTCGCGGTCCGACAGCCTCAGGCGTTCGTCAAGCTCGCGTTCAGCTCGGCGACCGACCAGGGCTGATCGAGCCGTAACCGTAAGGGGCGGAGGCACTGTGAAGGTGTCTCCGCCCCTTCACTGCGTTTGGAGGGTGAAACATGCTGAAGGACTACGTGATCGAGCGCGGCGGGACTGAGTTCCGGGTCCAGCTCTCGGACGAAGCGCTGACGTCGAAGCGGTGGGCGGGTGCGCGCCCGGTCGAGTCGGCGGAGCTGACGCCGGCACAGAAGCGCGCCGCGACTCGGGCCGCGAACGCTGCGGCGAAGGCGGCGAAGGCCGAAGAGGACGCGAAGGCGGCGGCGGACGCCGCGACCTCGGACCCGGACGCCGGCGGCGACAAGGGCGCGGACTCGGCGACAGCCGACGATGCCGCGAAGGACGCTGACGGCGGCGAGGGGAGCGAGTAGGTGGCTCTCACAGGTGCCGATCTGTCCCTGTACACACAGGGGCAGGTGCCGGCGGGCGCGGCGGCTGATCGACTGGTCGCCGGCGCGCTCTCGGCAGTCCGGACGTATTGCGGGTGGCACGTGCTCGGCGAGCGAAGCGAAACGCTGACGCTCGACGGCTCCGGCCACCAGCGGATGCAACTACCGTCCACGTTCGTCACGGCGGTGACGCGGGTCGCGGAGGACGGCGAAGACTTGCCGGCGACCGCGTACCGCTGGCAGCGCGACGGGCTGATCCGGAAGCGGGTCGGCGTGTGGCTCGACGAGTACGCGGCGGTGGAAGTCGAGCTGACGCACGGCTACGCCGAAGCTGACGACGTCGTGCGGGTCGTGCTCGCGGTCGCGGCGCGCGAGGCCACGAATCCGCTGGCGCTGTCGTCTCAGACGGTCGGCGGAATGTCGTTCAGTCACGGCGTGACCGGCGGCGGGTTCATGGCCGACGAGTACGCGGCGCTGGACCCGTACCGGGCGGTGGTCGACGGATGATCCTCGGCTACACGACAAAGGTCGTGATAGTGAAGCCGGCGAAGATCACGGACCGCTACAACAGCGAGCGATTGGAGTACGACCCGGACAAGGGCGCGACGCTGGTCGACTTCGAGCCGCTGGTGTCGGTCCAGCCGACCAGCCAGACGGAGGACTCGGACCATCGGCTGATGGTTACGACCGGGTGGCGGCTGATTACTCCGCTCGGCACCGATATTCCGCTCGCGTCGGTCGACCGGGTCCGCTTCGCCGGCAGAGAGGTCGAAGTGGCCGGCGACGTGTCGCGGTGGCCGCACCCGATCATTCCCGGCGGCGTGCATCACGTCGAAGCGCTACTGACGGAGGTCACCGGATGACGCCACGATTCACGCAACGTCACTGGACGATTGCGGCTCAGCATCCGCGCGTGCGGGCACAAGAGCTGATCGTCGCGCGGCGGGTCGCGGCGCGGGCGCGAGCGATAAACGACGCTGAAGGGGGTTCGGCCACTATCAGTGTTGAGTCGGGCGTGAGGCCGCGAGGGCGTTCCTACGTGAACGTGAAATCGAACCGTGCCGACGAAGAGCACGGCACGGAGACGACTACGCGGCGCGCGGCATTGCGTCGAGCCGCGAACGGAGGGTGAACACATGGGCATGTACAGACGGACCTTCGCGGTTCCGCACAAGGGGCAGCACGTCGGCGATCTGGTCGAGCTGACCGACGACGAGGCCGGCCCAATGCTGGCGTTCGGGCGCGTGGTTCGCGCAGAGACGGACGAGCCGGCGAAGTCGGTCCCCAAGGGTCGGAAGCCCGCGACCGCGCCGGCGCAGGCGAACACAGACGCCGGCGGCGATGCCTGAACTTGATCCACGGGCGGAGCTGATCGCGGTGATTGGCTCCGGCGGCTGGTACGCGGTCGGGGATCTACCGGAGGCCGTGGAAACGCGGCTGCCGGTCGTCCAGGTGCTCGGGCTGCCGGGCACGACGACCTTCGAGGTTTGGGGCGGGCGGACGCTCGGGCGGGAAGTTCCGTTCGACGTCTACGCGCTCGCGCCCACGGTCGAGGACGCCGGCGATCTGGCGCGGGCTGTCGCCGGCTACGTCGAGGGCGTCCACGGCGCTCTGTCGCTGACGGTGCAGACGACGCCGCACGAAGTGAGCGAGTACAACCCGCGCGTAAAGCGGTTCCTGTTCACGGTCGCCGCGCGCTACAGGCGGTAGCGCACAACACAAGTCAACTCTGAGAGCGCCCCGCCGGGCTGAATCCGGCGGGGCGCTCTCACGTACCCAAGAGGGGCAATCATGGCATACGAAGAGGACGCCGCACGTATCGGCGTGACCGGCGCGCTTCGCGTCGGCCCGGTCGGGATGGTCTTCCCGGAAGCGATGGGGCAGTGGCAAGCGCCGGCTGTCGACCTCGGCTATATCAGCGCGGACGGGATCACGGAGTCGCGCGACGAGGACGTCGAGACCTTCATCCCGTGGCAGCGCAAGGCACCGATTCGGCGCGAGAAGACTCGCGAAGAGGTCACCTTCCAGACCATCCTGTGGGAGAGCAACTTCCACACTCTGTCGCTGTACTACGGCGTGGGTCTGGATCGCTGGACCACGGTCACGCCTCAGGGCGGCGGGCTGCCGGTCCATTCGTTCGCGGAGGGCGAGGACAACCCGCGCGACGTTCGCGCGTTCGGAATCGACATGGTGGACGGTATCTACGCCCGCCGCGCGATGATTCCGTACGGCGAGGTCACGGAGCGCGGGGACATTGTCTACCAGCGCGCTTCGATCATCGCCTACGAGGTGACCATCACGGCGTACGTCGGTCCCGACGGCGTCTCGGTCGTTCGCGAGTTTCAGGAGGGTTGGGACGTTCCCGACTCGCTCGAACCGTGATCCAATTCCCGGCTTAGTCCGGGTTCGAGCGCGCCCGTCCGCGTAATCGCAACGGGCGCGCTGTTTCTGGGCGGGCGACGTGTTTCTGGTGGGTTCGCGTCGTCCGCCCATTAACCCACCACAACCTACCAGGCAAAGGAAATCCCAATGACTGCATATGATCTGGCCGAAATCGTCGAGCAGAAGCGCGAAGCTGTCGGCTCCGAGATGGTCGAGTTCACGTGGAAGGGTGAGACCTTCGAGATGCCTCACCCGCTGTTCGTGGATGACGAGTTCAAAGAGGACTTGACGCTCGCGGAAACCGACGTCGATCTGTCGATCCAGTACCTCGGGGACGAGCAGTACGACCGCTTCCGCGAGCTGGGCGGCAAGTCCGCGTTCGTCGTGATGTTCCTGGAACGCGTCGCGAAGGACTCGCGCGAGGCTGACAACGACGGAAACCCTACACGGTTGTCTCGCTCCTCGGCCCGTGCGCTGAAGCGACAGAAGCGGCGCTAGACGCGACCTATCCCGGACTGTGTGACCCACAGTCCGGGGCGGGCGTCGTCGCGCGGTTCTGGCAGGGCGACATATCGCTACGGAAGCTCCGCGTGTTGGTCGAGAACCTTCCGCCCGTGAACGCCCGCGCTGCGGCGCTGAATGACGGCGTCTGGTGGTCGGACCTTCACGCGTTGCTGAACCTGATCGAGTTCCGTATGCGCGAGAACACGGGCGCGACATACGAAGCGGCGAGCGGCAAGCCGGGCAAGCGACCGAAGTACAACCCGAAGCCGTGGAAGAAACCTGAAGGCACGTACGGAGACACGAACGGGCGTACGCCGCAACAGGTTATGGCATTTCTCGACTCACTGGCTCCACCGAAGGGCTGACGACCAAAGAAGATGTGAGCAGGTGATCGCATGGCGAACGATGATGCCATTTGGATTCCCGTACTTCCGTCCATGCGCGGCTTCGCCCGTGCGTTCAACGACGGAATGCGGGGTGTCGACCGGGACGGGCGGCGGGCTGGCGAACGTGCCGGCCAGTCGTTCGCGGACGGTATCGCTTCGGCACAGAGGAAAGTCGAACGCGCGTCACAGGTGTTGGCGCGCGCTCGCGATCGCGAAGCGGACGCCGCCGGCAAAGTCCGCGTCGCTGAAGAACAGCTCAATTCGCTTCGCTCGCGCGGCGTCACGGACGCCGGGCGGATCGCGGCGGCGGAAGAGCGGGTAGCGTCTTCGCGCCGGCGGGCGGAGTCGGCAGGCCGGCAGACTCAGGCAGCGGATCAGCAGCTCGGGCGCGCCCGGACCGATCTTCGCCGGGCGACCGATGACAGCACGCGGTCACAGGACCAGAACACGGAAGCGGCGGGCCGTGGCAATCGTGCGATGCGCGCCGCCGGCGAGGGTGCCGGGTTCCTCGGCTCGAAGCTCGGCGGCATGGCGAAGCTCGCGGCGGGCGCGGCTGCCGGCTTCGCTGGCTTCCAGGGCGCGAAGTCGATCCTGACGTCCGGCTGGGACCGTCTTCAGTCGATCGACGACGCTCGCGGGAAGCTGACGGGACTCGGCCACGATGCCAAGTCCACGGAAACGATCATGCAGTCCGCTATGGACTCGGTGAAGGGCACGGCGTACGGCTTCGGCGACGCGGCGGGCATCGCTGCCGGCGCGGTCGCTGCGGGCGTGAAGCCGGGCGCGGAGCTGACGCAATACCTGACGCGGATCGGTGACGCGTCGGCGATCGCCGGCGTCGGGCTGTCCGAAATGGGCTCAATCCTGAACAAGGTCCAGACGGGACAGTCGGCATACGCGGCGGAGCTGAATCAGCTTGCCGACCGGGGTATCCCGATCTATCAGTGGATCGCGCAAGAGGCCGGCGTCGCTGCCGGCGACGTGAAGAAGATGGCAGCCGAAGGCAAGGTGTCGGCTGAAATGTACTTCGCGGCAATCGACAAGAACATCGGTGGCGCGGCGAAGAACATGGACACGGTCAGCATGGCCGCGTCGAACACAAAGGCGGCGTTTAGTCGTCTGGGCGCGACGTTGCTCGAACCGATCTTCGAGCGCGCGAAGGGCGGTCTGTCTGGCCTTACCGGGCTGATCGACCAGGCGACGGAGAAGGCCGGCCCGATGGCCGACAAGCTCGCGAACGGGATGCGGATTGCCGGCGACGTCATCGGAAACGTTGCGACGGTGGGCGCTCCGATCCTGGTCGGCGTGCTCGGGACGCTGTGGGACGCGTTTCAGCGGGGCGTGGACATTGTGTCGAGCGTGGTCGGGTTCCTGGACCAGCACAGTACGACGTTGGGAATCGTGGCCGGCGTCATTACGGCGTTTTTCCTTCCCGCGCTGATTACTTCGGGCGCGACGATGGCGGCGAACGCGATCACGGTCGGCGTGCTCACAACGGCGTTCAAGCTGCACGCGATGTTCACGCGCGGCGTCGCGATCGCGACCGGCGTGTGGACGGCGGCGCAGACGGCACTGAACTTCGCGATGAGCGCCAACCCGATCGGCGTCGTGATCGCGATTGTGGTCGCACTGGTCGCGGCAATTGTGCTCGCGTACAAGAACAGTGAGACGTTCCGCAATATCGTTCAGGCCGCGTGGGAGGGCATACAGACAGCGGCGTCGTGGGCGTGGGACAACGTGCTGAAGCCGGTCATAGACGGGTTCATGGCGGCGCTCGGCTGGCTCGGCGACAAGGGCATGTGGCTGTGGCAGAACGTCATGGTTCCGGCTTGGGACGCGATCAGTGCTGGCGGACAGGCTATGTGGGGATTCGTGAAGCCGATCCTTGACAAGTTCGGTTCTGCGATAAGCACGGTCGGCGAGATTGCCGGCAAGGTGGCCGGCGGAATCAAGTCGGCGTTCTCCGGCGTGGTCGACGTGCTGAAGGCACCCGTGCGGTTCCTCGGCGGGTTGCTCGCGAAGATACCGACGAAGATCGGACCCATTTCGGTTCCGGGCGCGGCACAGATTCAGTCGTGGGGCCAGACGTTGCAGTCACTTCGGACCGGCGGTCCGGTGGCCGGGCGTCGCGGTAGCGGCGAGCTGTACGGGCCGGGCACGGACCGCTCCGACTCCATTCTCGGCGTCGGGGCGGACGGGCTGCCGACAGCGTTCGTGTCGGCTGGTGAGTTCGTGATGAACGGGTGGGCGTCTCGGCGCTTCGGTCCGTTGCTCGCGATGCTCAATGCCGGCGGGCGTGGCGCGGACCGGGTCATGGATGCCCTTCGGGGTGTCCTGCCGGCTCGCGCGGACGGTGGTCCCGTGTCTGCGGACGCGCTGGTCGACTTCGCGAAAGGTGTTGAGGGCCAGCCCTACGAGTGGGGAGGGGTCGCGTGGGGCGATTGCTCGGGGGCGGTCTCGGCGCTGGCGAACAAGGCCACGGGTCGCGATCCGTTCGGGTCGCGCTTCGCCACGGGGACGATGGGGCCGGAGCTGGAAGCTCGCGGGTTCCAGCCGGGCCTTGGGCCGGCGGGATCGCTGAACATCGGCTGGTACAACGGCGGACCCTACGGGGGCCACACGTCGGCCACGCTGCCCGACGGGACAGCGTTCGAGATGGGCGGCGCTCGCGGTAACGGACAGTTCGGCGGCGGCGCTGCCGGCGCGGACGATCCGCAATACACGGACCACATGCACCTTCCGCCGGAGCACTTCGGCGGGCTGGATGCCGGCGCGCCCACTACGGGCGACTCCGGGGCGCTCACTGCGGGCGGGTCCAGCTCGGGCGGCATGTCCGGGGCGAACATCGGCGGCGGAACGTCGTCGTTCGGCAACTCCGGCGGTAAGTCGGCGTTCAACAGCGCGCAGGACGCCCGGAAGGGCGGCGTGACGGTCGTGTGGGTCGAGAACTGGCCGGGCGGGCTGTCGGGTACCGGCGGGGCGGATTCGTCCGCGTCCGTTGCCGACAGCGGCGCGTCGACTGCAACTCCGGCGGCGTCCGGGGCGTCGACCAGCGAGCCGGAGCCGGTGAAGGTGGCCGATCCGTTCGTGAAGTTCGCGACCGGGGTCGACATGAACACGGTCCGGGAAGCTCAGCTGTCTTCGGAGCCGTACAAGGCGTCCGATGCCGGCGGGTGGTTCGAGGACCCGCAAGCGTCGGCGCTGGATGCGCTGTTCGAGGTTCTGGGCATGAGCGACGTCGTGAAGGCGGATGACGTTCTGCCGTCGATGGAATCGCGGTACGGGGTCGCGGGGCCGGCACATTCCGCGCCGGTGCGCCCGGCGGGCGAGGGCGCGGGCGGCAACGCTGCCCCGACTCAGGTGGTCGGCACGGTCGTTAACGGCGACGTGAACGTGACCGACTACGACGAGTTCCGCGAGCGGCAGGAGCGGGACGAGAAGCGGGCAATGGCAAAGGCGGGTATGTGATGGAACGAGTTCGAGTGTTCTGGACAGGACCCGACCGTAACCGTGTCTGGGACTTGGAATCCGGGGACGCCGGGGTGGTGCTGGACGGTGGTATCGCCGGCCAGCACTTCCCGGACTTCAGCCAAGTCACGGCGACGCCGGCACGCAAGGCCGGCAGGACGTACCGGGCGACACGCTACAACGCCCGGACCGTCCTACTCCGCGTCCTGGTCGGTGATCCCGTGTGGGCGAAACGAATCCGGTACGGGAGCGCGTGGCGCGATCTGGACAGCGAGTGGAACGACGCGCTTCACGAGGAACTTCCGGGCCGGCTGTGTTTCATCACGAATCACGGTTACCGCTGGCTGGACTGCCGGGTCGACTCCGCGAGCGATCCGGAGTCGAAGACGGAGCCGGGCAAGGTCGGCATGGTCCGATACGAGTACCAGCTAGGCAGCGATGACGCGTTCTACTCCGGCTTCGCGCAACCGTATTCGATTCTGGGGCAGGGGCGGGTGTCCGGGCTGGTCCACAATCTGGGCCAGTACCGGGCGTTCCCGGTCGTCGAGTTCCGCGGGCCGGGACGGTTCACGTACGGCATGGGGGACCGGAAGACGGTTCTGCCGGAACTGTTCTCGGGCGAGACTCTGACGATCGACACCGATCCGGACGTCCTGACTGTGAAGGATCAGGCCGGGCGCAATCGGCGTCCGGAGCTGCCCCGCAATCACGATCTGTCGTTCGAGGTCCCGGCGGGTGAGTCGGTGGACATGTGGGCGTCCGTGGTGAACGGGACGCCGGGATCGAAGGTGACGGCGACCATTTCGCCGAAGTACCGAAGGGCTTGGTGACTGAATGACGGGTGCCCCTTTGCTGGGCATCACGTACTACGACCACAGTTACAACGAACTTGGGACGATCGGCGACTATCTGACAGCCGAAGTCGAGTGGAAGCGCAACGACGTTGGCGGCGGAACGCTGGTATTGCCTAGCGATTCGCCGCACGTCGCGCGCTTGAAAGAGTGCGCTCCGACGAAGAATCGCCCGCATGGTGACGTTGTGCCGATCACGGTTAAGTACCGTGGCGAACGGTGGTCGGGTCGTGTGTTCACATATGACGACGAAGGCACTACTGGACAGAAGGACTTCACCTGTCAGCTAGTGTCCGACTGGTATCACATGCGCGCATTGCTCGCGTATCCAAATCCACTGTTGCCGTTGGTGGTTCAGTGGCCGCAAAATGACCCGTTCATCGGGCCGATCGACGCGGCTGTGAAGTACTACGTGTTCAAAAACATTGCGCGCACGCAACTTCCGATTGAAGTCATGTGGCCGGACGGGCGCGAGTTCTTCAAGCTCCGGAACTACTCGAACTTCATGGCGCGCATGGCTCCAATGGATGAGCTGTTCCGGGATGCGCTGAAGGATACAGACGCGAATGTGACTCTGTCGCTTTGGTTGCCGGGTGATCCGCAACCGTCGCCGGAGACGCACAGGCTGACGCGTCCGTGCATCGTCCTGGACGTCAAGCCGAATCGGGATCGCCGCTATGTGAAGTGGTCGGACCGGCGCGGCGGCGGGATCGCGAAGTCGAAGGTGTCGGGTAAGGCGCAGACGGCGGCTCACGTCATCGTCGGCGGCAAGTCCTACGACTTTCTGAACGACTTGATCGCGCAGGGCGCGAACGTGGCGATCAATGCGGCGCTGACGTACTTCGGTCTGGCCGGCGTCGGGAACATCATCACGGACCAGCTCGACGACGTGTTCATGGCGTTCAACAGGTTTGACCATTGGGAAACAGTGCTGACGCACGGTCGCTTTTACTTCAGGGAGGCGTACCAGAACGGCGGCGCGGGCGGGTTCACGGCGGACGCGGTACAGGCCGGAATGCAGGGCATCCACGAGCACAAGGCGCGCCGCACAGTGCGTTTCGAGGTCGTGGACGGTATGCCGTGGACGTTCGGCGAGGACTTCACGGTCGGCGACCTGGTGATCGGCGAGATTGACGACGAGGAACACGAACAGGTCGTCAACGAGGCGAAGGTCCGGGACTCGCGCGAAGGCGCGGTCGAGGTCTCGCTAGTGATCGGTGACGACGACGTGGGCGAGCATCCGATCGCGCGTCAAATCCGCCGTTACAAGCAGACGGAAAAGTGGGTGAAGGCGATGAGCCTTGCATCCTGAGATGGAGGCGCTTCGATGGCGATTCTACGATCGAATGTCAACAAGACGAAGGCGTACCTGAAGGCGCGCAACGGACTTCCGTACGGCTACGGCGGACAGTTCTCCGATACGGACCTGAAGGCTTCGACGGACTGTTCGGGACTCGCGTACGCCGGCGTCGCCGGCTGCAAGGGTCTCAGCATGGCGCGCCGGTACGGCTCGACGGAGGCGCTTCGCGTCGGTTCGTGGGAGCACGGGAACGCCGGCGTGAACAGTTTCGGGCTGGTCCATGCCGGCTCGGACAAGTCGAAGGTTCCGGCGAATGCTGTTGTGAAGCTGGGACTTCAACACGGCGGCGGCGGAATGTACTCGCATGTGGCGATCACGATTGACGGCGTGAACGCGGAATCGCGAGGCGCGCCGGGCGGCGTGATCTACGGGACCGTGAAGCGCGGCAACGTGACCTACTTCGCTCGCGCGTGGAACGATCCGCTGTTCCATGACTTTTGGTATCTGCCGGGGCCGATCGTGGACGACACGAAGCCGGTCGTGAACGAGATTGACGCGGAGGCGAAGCGGGCGTCGGCATGGATCGGTAAACGTGTGATCGCGGAGAAGCCGACTCCGGACGGGAAGGGCCGGCAGGCGCACTACGAACACGGGTCGATCTACTGGCATCCGAACGTGCGCGCTCACAAGCCGGTCGGCGACCGCGCGGTGGCGATCCCGGCGCACGTGATGGAGACGTGGGGCGAGCTGGGTTACGAAGTCGAGTTCGGCTACCCGCTCGAACGTCACACGGTCATCGCCGGCGTCGGAGACATTCAGGCATTCCAGGGCGGCGTCATCTATCGGAAGTACGGACAACCGGGCTACTTCATCACGGGCCGAATCTGGGATCGCTTCGCGGCGACCGACTTCGAGCGTGGCAATGGGTGGCCGCAATCCAACGAACATGACTTCGACGGCGGTCAGGTCCAGCGCTTCGAGAAGCTGGACATGGCCTATCACCCGTCGGAGGTTACGCGGCTCGCACGCGGGAAGGTGGCCGGAGAATGGCGGCTCTGAAGGATCAGACAGTGAAGGCCGGCGTGCTGGCCTACCGGACGTTCTGGCAGACGCTCGGATCGGTGCTCGCGGTCGGCTACGTCGCCGGCTTCGACTGGAAGGCGTGCCTGGCAAGTGCCGGGTTCGCCGCGCTCTGGGCGTTCGCTCAGAACATGGGCGAGGGCGGCGCGCTGTCCTCGGCTGACACGGTGCCCTTCGCGGTTCCGGGCCGGCACGCCGGCCAGTGATCGCGGCATCGGACACGGTCGACGTGTCGGCTCACCCGGTGATCGTCTGGCTGGCGATCGCCGGGGCGGCGGTGGGCGCGCTGGCGGTCATCATCCCGAAGGTCGGCGGCGTGGTCCGGGGCGTGATCGAGGACGCGGAGACGCGGAGGCTGGCGCGGCTCGCGGCTGAAGCGGAACTAGATCGGCAGAGGATCGAGCACGTCGCGCGGATCGAGGCGGCGGCGGCGATCCTGAACGACCAGCGCGTGGTCGCGCTGACGAACCAGCTCGACGGAATCAGCGCTCAGCTCTCGGCGCAACGCGACCGATACGAACAGCAGATCGAGAAGCTGAGCCAGCAGCTCCGGAACACACAGGACGCGCTAGACGAGGCGCTGGCAGAGATTGGCTCACTGCGGGATTCGCTGAACGCGTACCGCGACGCTCACGACGGAGACAGGGGGTAGCGATGGCGACGAACTACGACGAGGCCGGCGCGACGTTCGAGGACTTGGCGCTCGCGCTGCGGGCGAACTTCATCGACTACGAGAACTTCCCTGTGTCCGGGTCGATGATCGTCGAGGTACTGAACGGCTATGGGCGGATCGAGCTTCCGCGTGGCCGGCGCGGTCCGGAGGGGCAGCCGGGTCGGGCGGCTGCCCCGTTCGATTCTGTGCGGGGGATCGCGAGCGCGTCGAGTCTGCCGGCGAATCCGTCTGAGTCTCAGAAGCGCACGGCGTACGTTGCTCGGGATACCGGCATGATGCACGCGTGGGACGACGAGGCCGGCGCGTTCGGTGAAGTCGGGCTGTTCCGTGGCGCTCCGGGCGATCGGGGTCCGGTCGCGATGATCCTTCCGGGCAATGTGACGGCGACCGCTCCGGGGTCGGAGCCGACGCATTCGTTCGAGGACATAGGGAACGGGCGCTACCTGTATCACGTGACGATTCCGCGCGGCGACGAAGGACCGCCCGGTGACGAGGGTCCGGAGGGGCCGGCGGCGGCGATCACGAAGGCGTCGGACTACAACGAAGCTGCGGGGACGCCGGCGGTCGGCTCGGTGCTGCGGTTCGGGTCGCTGAACAAGTGGGAGCCGGCACCTTACTTCCAGGAGGTCGGCCCGTTCCGTCCGGACGCGGCGGCGTACACGGAGCACAACGAAATCGTTGGCACGCTCGCGCCGGAACGAACGGTCGTGACGCTGAACGTTCCGGCACAGACGTTCCCGTGGCGTCCGCGCGCATTCGCCGGCTGCCACGTGGCCGGCCCGCTCGACGGCGATATGGCGCTCGAAGTCCGGATTGGTGGTCCGGCGGGCGCGCTGGTCGCTCGCGGGGTCGAGTACCAGGCGAACGATCAGTACGTGACGACCGTGCCGAACTTCAGCGGTTCGGCTCCGGAAGCGACTGTCGTCCCGGCAAATACGGACGTCACGCTGTACATGGTGATGCGGCGTATCGCCGGCGTCGCGCCGTGGAAACAGCGGAAGGCGAACGCGAGTCTCGAAGTGTGGTGCGTGCCGGTCCTGGACGGTTCGCCGGCGGGCGCGTTCCCGGCGGGCGCGGACTTCGACGGAGGGGAGCTGTAGGCATGGCGACAATCATCCGCTTTCGGCGGAACACGGCGGCGGAGGCAGCGGCGAGTAATCCCGTTCTCCGCGCCGGCGAACCGGGGTTCGCGGTCGACACCAACACGCTGAAGGTCGGCGACGGCGTCCGGGCGTGGAACGATCTTCCCGACGTCGGGGACGATGTGGGCGGGCTGGTCGTGGTGTGGGGCGACCTGGATCAGGACGTGCGGGATCGCATTTCGGCCCGGCTGACGCGGGACCAGGCGGACGCGCTGTACGCGACGGTGGCGCGGGTGTCGGCGATCGAGTCGGACGTCTCGGCGCTGTCGGACGCGGTCGACCAGCTCGACGCCGGCAAGGTCGACCGAACGAATCTGACGGTCCGGCTGTACGGCACGGACGGCGCGGGTAATCAACAGTTCCTTGTGTGGGGGCAGTCGGCGGCGACGCCGAACACGATCCCGCGCCGGACGAACACGGGCGCGATCTTCACGGCGGACGGGACCGATCCCGCGCACGCGGTCAATCGTGGGCAGCTCGACGCCGGGCTGGCCGGCAAGGCGAACGCGTCCGATCTGGCCGGCAAGGCGGACCTGGTGAACGGTGTCGTTCCCACGTCACAGATCAACGGCGTCACGATCGGCAAGACGTACCCGGCGGCGTCGCTGGCCGAAATGCTCGCGCTCGACGCGAATCCCGGCGCGGTGGCGCTGCGGTCGGACGTGGACGCGGTGTACATGCTGATGCGTACGCCGGCGTCCGATCCGGGGTCGTGGTTCGACCTGTCGTCCTCGGCTGCCGGCGGCGTCGTGTCGGTGAACGGTCAGACGGCGACGGTCATCCTCGGCAAGGGCGACATAGGTCTAGGCAATGTGGACAACACGGCGGACGCCGACAAGCCGATCAGCGGGCCGGTGGCGCAAGCGCTGTCCGGCAAGGTCGGCACAGGCGACGCCCGTCTGACGAACGAGCGCGTCCCGGTGGACGGCTCGGTCGAGTGGGACAAGCTCGGGCCGACCCTTCAGTCGGACTTCGCGGGTGTCGACGCGGCGGCGCGTAGCGCGGTCCAGAACAAGGGCGGGGCGTCCGGGCTTCGCGTCGGGTCGCTGCCGGCGACCGGCGAGGCCGGCGTCCTGTACGCGGTGGTCTGATGACGAACCTTGTCTATTGGAACGGCTCGACGTACGTCGACATGGCGGACCTTCGGGCCGGCGCGGGTCGCGTGCCGGTCCGGTCCGCGCACGTGTGGAACGGGTCGGCGTTCGTGAAGCTGTGGGAGCGTCCGGCGGTCTACTCGGCGACGAAGGGCGGGTCGAGTCAGACGGGTTCGGGCGCTAACTCCTGGATCGCGGTATCGCCGATGGCGGCGGACCCGGCGTATCCGGAAACGGTCATGTCCGGGAACGCGGTCGTCATCCCGGCAATGGTGCCCCCGTTCACGGCTGCCATTTCGGCTCAGCTCTTCCACGCCGGCGGCGCGACGCCCCGGTACACAACGGCGCGGATTCGACGGAACGGCGTCGACCTGGTGACCGGCGACAACAGCACGGACGGCGAGGGGTACGCGCACGCGGAGACGACCGCGCTGGTGACTCCGGGCGACCGCTTCGAGCTGTTATTCCGGGGCGAGGGCAATTTCTTTCAGCGTCCAGCGGTTCGGGCCGGGGCGGAAACGTATCTGCGGATCACGCCGCTGATGTAGAGAGGGGCAGCGATGCAACGACAATCGCCGTTCAAAGACCCGTACGGCGGGCGAGTCGCGCCGGAGGGCCAGCAGATCGTCACGCGCGGTTCGCTCGACGCGGAGACGACACAGACGGGCGAGCGGGCGACCGCGTACGCGGAGAACGAGACGCGGAACGCGGTCGGGTCGATTGCGGAGGCCGTGGCCGGCATTGCGGGTGCCGGCGTCGCCGACATTCGCGCCCGGATAGAGGGCATCCTCGGCGGGCTGTTGGCGAACACTGAGACGCTGGTCGAGCACACGGAGGCGATCGCGGAGCTGGCGGAGATTGCAGAGACGGCTTCGGCGATCACGCCGGCGTACGTGTCGAACCTGGACGAGATGGCGACGGTCCCGCGTAGTAGCTGCATCGAGTGGTACCAGACGAACAACACGCTTGCTCGGCGTCCTCTGCGGTTCAAGCCGGGCGCGCAGAGCGTCATCGGGACGGGCGGGTATGTCTACTACACGCCGTTGCCGGTCGACCGTGTGGGCATCCCGGACCGGATTCGCTACGTGTCGGGCGGCGATCGGTCGTGGATCGTTGACGACATAGCGGACTTCCGGCTCGAACTGTGCGTGTTCAATCCGGACACGTGGGCGATCGAGAAGGTGACGAACAACGGCAACCTTCGTAACCTCGGCGTGAATGAGGCGGCGGAACTGTCGGTGCCCCTGGACCTCGGCGAGTCGAACCGTGCGCGTCCGGGGCAACTCCTGTTCATCGCCCACCAGCAGCGCGCGCCGGGCGCGATCCAGAGCACGCGCGAAATCATGTGCGCTCCGAATCCGGAGGTTCTTCGCGGCGATGACGTTCTATTGCGATTCGCCCACTATCGGACCGGCCATTTGTCGGCGATTCCGTCGTCGGTTCCGTTGGAGAGCTTGCAGGGATTCAGCGATCATATTCCGTGGTTCTCTGTCGGAATGCGATCGTAGGACGCAAAAGCGCCCCGCTACCGTTTGGTGGCGGGGCGCTTTCGTCGTTTGTGGATCAGCCGCACGAATCGCGGAGAACCTTCGCGGTGTCGGCGGAGGGCGTGAATCCGTAGTTTTCCTGAATGTCGGCGCGGATGCCTTCGACATTCCACATGTCGGCGACCTGGGGAACGTCGCGCATGTCGCACGCGACGCCCTGCCACACGGTCATACTCATTACCTGGTCTTCGGTGTAGTCGCCGGACGCTGTAAGCGCTGCCGACAGTTCGTCTCCGGACATTGGGCCGGAGCCGGCGCGCTCGGTCGTCGTGGTGGCTTCGGCGGTGACCTCGGCGGCGGTCGTCGTGGTCGCGGCTGCGGTCGTGGTCGTGGGGTCCGCGTCGGTCGTGTCGTCGGACGAGCACGCGGCGAGGGGCAGCATTGCGGCGGCGACGAGGGCGGCGAGGGCGAGGGGTCGGCGGTTCTTCATGCGCTCACCATATCCGGCGAATCGGACAGTCTTTGTGCCCCCTGTAGGACTCGAACCTACGACCTAGTGATTAAAAGTCACCAGCTCTACCAACTGAGCTAAAGGGGCGTGCGTGTTCAATTGTAGGTGTGCCCCACGTTTGCCCCACGGGGCAAGGTATCGGACCCTGTCGGCGCTGGTCACGGACTAGCTGAACGGCGTTAACCGTCGGATTAAAAGTCCGTGATTCTGGCCTACACACGGGGCAACGTCTGTCAACATCTGGCGACGTTTTCCCGCCCTGATCTGGCGGTACGCGCCGGCGGGGCGATCGTGTGGCAACACGGTTCTACGTGCGTCCACGCGCGGCTGCCCCACGATCTGCCCCACGACGCCCCACGATCTGCCCCACGCCGGCGCTACCACTTCAGTTCGCCGCGCTGATGCTTGCCACGGTGGCCGGGCGTCCGCTCGCACGTGACGCGGTGGCCGGCGTCCGGGTCCACGGTCCACGCCGCGCAATCGCTCCGCGCGCCGCGCCCCGGACGACTCTCCGCCCACTTGTCGATGGTCTCGCGCTTCCATCCGTAGACGCGTCCGATCGTCGCGTCCGGGGCCGGCAGGTAACCCTTCCGGTCGTAGGACTTGACAGTGTCGACACTCAGTCCGAGATGGTCGGCTATGTCGCCGCGACTCAGGTATTCGATCACTGTCCGGCCCGGCGTCCCTGGATGAGCCAGACGGCGAACAGCGCGAGCCATAGGGCGACGAAGACGCCGGCCAGAACGTAGCGCCCGCCGGCGATGAATAGCGCGACGGCGGCGATGCCAACGATTCCGCTCACGATCTGCGCTCGGGTTCCTCTCATTGCTTCGATCCTTTCGTCGAGTGATAATCGGTAGGTGGACCGGGGTCGCCTCCTACGACCCCGGTCCGTCCTATCGGCGGTGCCTTCCGCGTTTGCGGTGCTTTCCGCCCTTGCGGCGATTACGCCGCTGGTGGACTTCCTTCGCCTGTAGCCAGAGGCTCATTGTCGCGAGGATCGCGGCGTAGGCCGTGGCTACGTCCTGCCATTCCACATCACTTCCTTTCCGTCGGGGCGGCGGTTCCGCCCTTCGTCTTCGACTATACCCCGATACGGGTGTGTCGTCAAATCGTCGCGTCGTCCAGGTTCGAGCCTTGACCCGCCGGGATCAAGGATTGGACCTAGAACCGTTAAGGGTGTAAAGTCGAAGACAGATCAGCTACCACCGACCGAAGGGGACGACATGCAGAACACGACCACCACCGCACAGGCTCAGCTTGACGCGATCCTGGGGCTGGATCGCACGGACGCGGACCGCGCGGCGGACCACGAGCGGACGGCGGAGCTGGCGGAGGCCGGCGCGGCGCGCGAGCTGGCGAAGGGCCGTGAGCTGTTGGAGGCCGGCGACCTGGACGGCGCGGACGCGGCGGCACTGCGGGCGCGGTCGCTCCTGGCCGACGCTCGGCACTATCGCGACCTGGCCGGCGATTCGTGGGTCCGGGCGCTGATGTTCAGCTGACCGGCCCGCCGGCGGACGGGGCATCCTCGTGGGTGCCCCGTTTTCGTGTCCAGACCACGAATTGACGTACAACCGAAAAGGGTCTAAAGTCAGACACATGACGAACGAAGAGCGGGCGAAGATGACGGAACAGCGGAACGCGGAGCGCTTCGCGGAGTGGGAGGCCGGCGGTCGCCGCGTCCGGCTCGGCATGGCGCGCACGGTCCACGTGTGGGGCAAGGGCGCGACGGAGTGCGGGCGGAAGCCGCGTCCGGGCCAGCAGCGCCGGACCCTGGACCCGGTCGAGTGCAAGCGTTGCGCGAAGGCCGCTGCCTGACGGCGGGCCGGCATGGTGGCGGGGCATCCTACGGGGTGCCCCGTTTTTTGTTTCCGGGGTCCGCTTTGACGTACAACCGATAAGGGTGTAAAGTCGAAGACAGAGCAGAGATTGAAAACTACAGAGAGAAGCGAACAGTGATCGCAAACGCGAAGTTCATCGACAGCCTGGCCGCGCTCGACAATGGGGCGCTTCAGAAGATCGGCGAGGACGCCACCCGTTGCCGCAAGGCCGCGAAGTCGGAAGCCGAAGTGCGGGAGTTCATGGCGGCTGAGCTTGCGGTCCGGCTCGAAATGATGGGCCGGGTCCGCAAGGTCCGGGACGGTCTACTCCGGTCGGAGCTGGACGCCCGGGCGGCAGCCTGAAGCGCAAACACGAAGCGGGGCACCCTTTACCGGGTGCCCCGCTTGCGTTCGTTCTGCGGGCCGATCAGCCTAGCGCGCGGCGTACCGTGTCCCAATGGGACTTAGCTAGGTGCTTGTACCGCATGGTCGTGCGGATCGACTCATGCCCCAACAGCGCGGATACCTCTTCGATCGGGACGCCGGCGCGGAGTAGCCGGCTCGCGTACGTGTGCCGGAGGTCGTGCAGGCGGACCTTCCCGACGTGCCGGCGGTCGCGTGCCGGCCCGGTCCACGCGATCCGGCACGACGCTTCCCATCGGTGGCGGAAGTTGCTCGAATCCATTGGCCGGCCCGCGACGTGCGCGAGGACGAGGCCGGTCCGTGTCGGCGGCTTCGCTGATCCGATGTACTCGACGTCCGGCGGCGTGCCGGGGCCGGCCTGGTCGAGCCGATCACGGAGTGACGCGACCAGAGACGAGCCGATCGGAACGTCGCGGCGTTCGTGATCCTTCGGAGGCTTCATCTTCCGGGCCACGGGATCGTAGGACCAGGCGACGGTAATCGCGCGGTGGTCCAGGTCGACATGCTCCCAATGGAGCGCGAGCGCTTCGCCAAGGCGTAGGCCGGTACCGACCAGCAGATCGGCGGCGAACTGGTCGAAGTCGTCGAGCGTGACCCGGATCGCCTTGTACTCGGCGTCTTCCAGGTAGCGGTCCGGCTGCGGCGGGATCTTCGGCAGCGTGACGCCCTTGCACGGGTTCGCGACGATCAGGCGCGCCCCGACTGCGGCTTTCAGGCTCGCGGACAGCAGAAAATAGCACTTATGCACGGTCGACGGTGCCAGCTCTTGTGAGAGCTTCACGGTCCACGTTTCGACGTCGGTCCGGGTGATCGCGCGTAGTGGCCGGTCGTGCCAGTAGGGGCGGACATGGTCGCGGATGCGGGCGGCGTCGCTGCGCTCGGTCGAGTCCGCGCGTTTGCGACCTTCGAGCCAGCGCGGTTCCCATTCGCCCCACGTGACGCGGTCCGCGCCGGCGGGTGACGGGTTGTCGCGCTCGCGCTCTTCGGCGGCGCTGGCGGCGCGCTCGGCTTGCGCTTTGCGGACGTAGGTAATTCCGGGCGTGGCCGGTCGCTGGCGTCCGGCGCTGTCGCGGTAGACGGCGCGGTACTTACCGGATGGAAGTTTCTCGGCCCATCCCACGGGGCGCTCCCTTCGATCGGTGGCGGCGGCAGGCTTGGCCGGCGATCGTGAGGACGCCGGCGCTGAACAACAGAGTCGCGGTGAGGGTGATCGGCCAGACGCCGCCGGAGAACGTCGTCACGCCGGGTTCGAGCACATTCACGGTCCGGAGGATCAGACCGACAGCGAAGAAACTCGCGGACGTGAACCACATGAGCAGGACGACACGCTCGCGCGGCTCCGCCCCGTCCAGGCTGACGAAGACAGCCCACATGAGCAGGACGACGGCGATCGCTTCGGTGCCGGCGAGGATCAGCCAGTGATAGGTCATCGGTTCCCACGGGTCGCCGATGTCGAGTCCGGTCATTGACGTGAAGTCGCTCGCGGAGTACGCGGCGAGCATCGCGACCAGGCAGAGCGTGAACGCGGGAATGACGAACCGGAGGTACCGCGCGAGCCGAAGCGAGATGAGCGCGTGGGCGATGATCGCGAACGACAGCGCGAGCCGGGCGACGTTGCTCGCGACGCCGGGCAGGTTCGCCGGCCACCCGCTTTCGGTCGCGTTCACGGCGGAGTTGTACCAGTCGTTCACGGGCGTACCGCGAAGGACGAGCATCGCGAGGACGGCGGCGACACAGAGGGTCAGCGGTCGGGTCCACGGACTGCGGGTCCATGCGGGGATGCGCGCGGCGAGCGCGAGGGCGGAAACGATCACGGTACAGACGAGGACGAAAGTCACTTCAGCATTGCCTTACGAACTTGGGACGCGCGCCCTGGGGGCTGGGCCGGGCGCAGGGGGGCGTCTGGAATATCGGTTGCCGGTCCGCTTTCGTTTCCTAGTCGACGGGCGACCTCGGCGGCAAGCTCGGCGGTCGACGTCGTGCTGACGAGCGCCCCGTCTGAGTCGAGCTGTTCCATGACGTCGCGGAGGTCCAGGACTTCAAACGCGATCAGCGCGGCGGTCCGGCTGAGCTTGAAATAGTCGAGCACGCTTAGCGTTTCGTCCAGGCTGAAGCCTTCGTCGCGCCGGCGGTCGATGGTCGACACGCTCGCGTCAATCGCGATCGCTAGCTCTTCGCGTGATGGCATCCGCCCGGTGACGTCTCGGACGTACTCTTTGACCGTTCGTTGATCCAACATGGGTCAAATCCCAGTCTCAATTCTGAGACACTACAAGCTGACGACCTGGGACGATACCCAAAAGTGACACGCCGAAATTACAAGCGTGTTGGACTTGTGATGCAACTTGGGTCATTGTTGACCCATGCAACACGGCAAACCCGCAATCCTGAGAGTCAATCAGGACGCTGTACGGCAAGGCATGAAGCGCAAACGCATTCCGAACTTCGACGTTCTGGCCGAACGGCTGAGCGTATCGCGAGCGACTATCTACCGCACGGTGACCGGCTCCGACACTCCGAATCCGGCAGTCCTGGCCGGCCTTCACCTGTGGCTCGGCATCCCGTGGACGCGGCTCCTGGTCGCGGAGGACCCGAACGTCGACACGGCTTCGGAACGGCTCGCGTCGTGAACGTCAAACAGGCGGCGGCGAAGGTCGGCTGCCATCCAGAGACGATCCGCCGGGCGCTGTGGTCCGGGGCGCTGAAGGGCCACCAGGCAGTCGAGCCGAACGGACTCTGGCGGATTCGCCCGGACGATCTGGACGCCTGGGCGTTCGGAGAGGGGGGCAGCGTCACAGTGACGTAACTCGTAGCGGCGGAGCCGAAAACGAGACGGTCCGGAAAGGGCGGCAACCCTTCCCGGACCAGCGAGAACTACCGATCGACCAGCTACCAAACTAGAAGAGGAACATTCTCAGTGAACGACCATACCGTACCCGTGCCGGCCCGCGTCCTGGTGAACGTGATCGACGCACTGTCAACGCTGGTGCTCGACGTCTACGCCGACGAGCCGATCCCGTTCGTGCCGACTTGGACTGACGAACTGCCGGACGGCTTCGAGCTTCCGGACGGACTCGACGAGCCGGCCACGCCGGCAGAGTTTCACTCCGCCCCCGCCGGCGAAGACGTGGACGCGGACGACTTGCTCGACACGCTCCGCTCGCGGCTCGGGCTGGACCCGGAGCCGGCAGAGTTCGGCGTCTACCGCGACCGCGTCGGTGACGTCTGGCGGCACACTCCGGACGGCTGGCAGGTCTTCGAGACCAGCGACGGACACGACGTCACTCACCTGACGGTCGAGACGTCATGGTGCCCGGAGGTCGCCGACTGCGGACCGTTCGAGCTGGTCGACTCGGAGCCGGCTTCGTTCTCGCTCGCGGAGGCTGCCCACCAGCTCGCGGAACAGGGAATCGACACGGGCCGAAATCGCCTGTACCGCTACCTGAACGAAGGTATCGCGTGGACTGACGGCGAGGGATCGCCGCGCCCGGCGGCGGACGGCTACCTGATCGTGGCGGAGCCGGCCAGCGGATCGCGGAGCGCGGTCGTCCGGGTCACGCCCGAAGGTGTGGCGGCGCTCGCTCGCGTCATGGGTTCGGCTCTGTGAGCGCCCGGCGCGATCGTCTGGCCGGCGTCCGGAAGCGGGCGGACGAGCTGTACGCGTCCGGCGACATGGCGGAGTACGCCGACATGCTGAGCCGGGCAGCCGGCCACCGGCGGGCGAACGGGCGCAACGGCGAAGCGGCTCGAATGCTCTCCGACGAGGCCGATCGGTGGCTCGGGGAGTCGAAGCTCGAAGACGACCAGGCGATCCCGGTCGGGCTGGCCGGCGACGTCGAAGAGCTGGCCGCGTGATCGGCGAAGAGCTGACAGCGGATCAGTGGGCGGAACTGTTGTTCAGCGACGACCGGGGCCGCGTGCGGGAACTGTCCCTGATGGCCGGCGTCGCGGTGGTCGAGCTGTGACGGCGGCGATCGCGAGACGACCGAAATATCCGGGCTGGCCGGACTTCATATGCGCGGCGATCCTGGTCGTCGGGCTGGTAACGAGAGCGATGGAGCTTTGGTAAAGGTCACGATGGGGGCGACGATTCCGGTCGTCCAGTACGGCAACCTTCAGCCGACGTTCGAGGTCGAGGGCGACACGCTCGACGTCGCGCTGGACGCGGCGGTCGAAGCGATGGCGCGGGTATGGAATCGGGTCAGCGACAAGCCGTTACGGCTACGCGTCGAGGACGAGGCTCCGGGCGGCGTGTCGGTCGTGGTCGACCTGGTCTGTTGGGCGTCCGGGCTGGTCGTCAAGTTCGATCCCGTGGCGCACGTCTACGGCGACGGAACTTGGCTGTCGGGGTCGACCTTCGCGGACAAGTTCACGAGCGAGTTCGCCGGCGAGCACGTCGCGAAACAGATGGTCGCGAAGTCCACGGAGGCTGTCGAGGCGGTCGACGTGCTCGACATGTGGGCGAAGAACGCGGAAGCGTCGTCCACGTTCGGATCGGCTGTCCATGCGGCGCTTGAACTTCGGGGCAAGTTCGGATGGGTGTCGCGGGCCGTGAAGGGTGGTTCGCTGGAATCGGCGCTAACGAAGAATCCGACGCTACTGCCGATCGTCGAGAAGTTCTACGAGGGGCGCGGGGGCGAGCGGGCGGCGTACGAAGCGTTCGTCGCCGACCCGGAGAAGAAACACTGCGGGCAGGTCGACCGGCTGCGAATCATGGAAGAGCGCAACCACGTTCGGGTCGAAGACTTCAAGACGAATACCGACCTGAAGAAGAAGGTCACGGTTCGCGAGCCGTTCCGGGACGTGATCGAGCGGACGAAGCTCGGCCTGTACTGGCTGCAATTGTCGTTCTACGCGCGGATTCTCGCGGTCCACGGGTTCGTGGTGGAGGGGCTGACGGTCCATCACTGGAACGGCTCGGAGTGGGACGAGTACACACACGACGTCATCGACATTTCGGAGGTCATCTGATGGGGCATTGGACACAGGACCCGGCGTACCGGGAAGCGTTGCGGATCAGCAACAGCGAGCACGAGAGCGCGGACCGCCGGGCGCTGGCACGGGCGGAAATCATGCGGATTCAGGCGGACTATTTCGGTGCTTGAAATACCGCGCGACGTCATGCGGCTTGTCGAGTCCAACGTAATCACGCTCTCGGACCTGGGGGTACTCGTAGTCCTCTCCGCGATCGCTGACGAAGCGGGACGAGTCGTCCGATCGTATCGGGACTTGGCCGTGCTCTGCGGCTACCGAAAGTCCGACAGTGTGGCCGAACGGCTTAGGTCGCTTGAGTCTGCCGGCCTGATTGAACGCGAAGGGCGTACGGGATTCCGTGGCGAGCGATTCGCGAACATGTACCAACTAACTTACGAAGGGGCACAGAGTGTCTGAGTCAATCGGCCAACTGTTGGCGAAGATCAGCGGCGAGGTCGGCGCGGTCGGCAAGGACCAGCAGATGAACGGCGGCGGCGGTGGCGGGCCGCGCTACAACTTCCGTGGCATCGACGCCGTGGTGAACGCGTGTCATCGGGCGTTCGTCGCGAACGGCGTATCCGTTGTGCCCCAACTGGTGAGCATCGACTACGTGGACGTCCTGATCGGCAAGCACGGCAACCGGGGCGTGTCCGTGCGGGTCGTCATGGACTACGTGTTCACGGGGCCGGGCGGCGACCAGCTCACGGCGCGAGTCGCCGGCGAGGGGCAGGACCAGGCCGACAAGGGCACGGCGAAGGCGCAATCGGTCGCGATGCGCGTCGGGCTACTGCAAGCGCTGATGCTGCCCACGGACGAGCCGGACCCGGATTCGTTCTGGGAGGAACAGCAGACGGCTCCGCCGGAGTACGTCGAGCTGCGGGCGAAGGCGATCCAGCTCGCGATGGACGCGCAGATTCCGGGCGAAGAGCTGGCGGCGGAGTTCGCTTCGATCGGCGGCGAAGGACGGGTGAGCCAATCGGAGGACGTCGAGAAGCTGCGGGCGCTGATCGAAGCGCTAGAAGGCGCGGGGCAGCCGGCAGCCGACGGAGGGGGGAACGCGAATGACGGACAGTGACCAGGCGGACGCGGTCGACGAGGTCCAGGACGATACGCCGCACCCGCTGACGGACTCGGTGTACGGCGAAGTGGACGACGAGGGAAGGGAAGTCGTGATCGCTCCGGACGATTCGCTCGCGTACATCGGCCAGCGACTCATGGACATTGAGGTCGCGATATACCGCGCCCCGGTCCAGATCGCGAAGGCTCGCGACGCGGAATCGGTCGCACAGGACCGGCTGGACGAGGCGAAGGCACACGCGCTCGCTCGCGTGAAGGCGGCGGCGAAGCTGACCGTTCCGGAGGCCGAAGCGAAGGTGTTCCTGGCGACCAGGGACGAGCGTCGGGCGCTCGCGGTGGCGACAGCTCGCTACGAGTACGCAAAGGACGTCAATCGGTCGCTGGACCGCGAGAAGGACGCACTACAGACGCGATCCGCGAATCTGCGGGCACAGGCCAATCTGGCCGGAAGGGGCGGAGCATGAAGGCTTGGACACTACCCACGGATGACGTGAAGGCGATCGCGGACCGCGCGAAGGCCGGCACGGCTTCCGCCGGCGACACGCTCCGACTGGTCGGCAGGGTCCAGCAGCTCGAAGCGATCAACGCGGCGCTGACAGTCGAGCGGAACAGCGCGGCGGCGGCAGCGGCGTCGTACGTGAACGTCATCGCGAAGATGAACGAGGTCCGCGAGAGCGGAGCGCCGGAGCCGACTCAGCTCGCGGGCTTCCGGTACTGGCTCGGCGAAGCCGCGAGCGGTGGCACGTAAGACGGGTCCGACCGCTCACACGGTCGCGCTGGCACGGGAACGTGCCGGCGGGCTGTGCGAGCGCTGCGGATTCGCCGAAGCGCAACAGGTCCACCACAGACGCCCGCGCGGCATGGGCGGGACCAGGGACGCCGGCGCGAACGCGCTATCGAACCTGCTCTATGTCTGCTACCCGTGTCACCGGCACATCGAAGAGAATCGCGCGGAATCAATCGAGAACGGTTATCTGATTAGCCGCATTTCGAGCATTTCGCCGGAGGCGGTTCCGGTCCTATATCGCGGAACGCTGAAGCTATTGAACAATGAGGGAGAAGCGATTAAATGCCTTGGTTCCGGGTTGACGACGGATTGCAAGGTAGCCGGCAAGTACTGAGCATTCCGAAACGGGATCGGGCGGCGGCGGTCGGTTTGTGGACATTGGCCGGAGCATGGTCCGCGCGTGAATTGACGGACGGTTACGTGCCTGAGTTCATGCTCACGGAGTTGTCCGGGACGCCCCGGCTGGCCGGCCTACTGGTCGACTGCGGACTGTGGGACCAGCTCGACGCCGGCTTCATCTTCCGGCAGTGGTCGAAGTACAACCCGACAGCCGATCAGGTCCGCTCCGACAGGGAGGCGGCGCGGGAACGGATGCGTCGCCGGCGGCGCGAATCGGATGGAAAATACGCCGAAACAGGACCGGCGGAGGACCGGCGAGGGACCGGCGGCGGACCGGCGAAGGACCGGCGAGGCTCGACGGTATCGGCGGGCGAACAACCGATCCCGTACGACGAATCGGGCGGCGGTCGCGACCATTCGGCCACGACCAGCGAGGACGGCGAGATGTTCGCGCGAACGGAATCCGAACACGATGCGAACTTCGCCGAAAGTTCGGATTCGGTTCGTCCACCCCGACCCGACCCGACCCAACCCATAAAGAAGAAGAGTCCGACCACGACCGATCCGGACGGGTTCGCGGAGTGGTGGGCGGCGTACCCGAAGAAGGCCGACAAGGGTCACGCCCGGAAGGCGTACGGGAAGGCGCTTGGACTGGCGACGGTCGATGAGCTGATCGCCGGCGCGAAGCGTTACCGGGACGACCCGAAACGAGAACCGAAGTTCACGAAGAATCCGGGAACTTGGCTTAACGGCGAATGCTGGGCCGACGAATCGGCGACAGCTCCGGCGGTTAGTGAGCGCCGGCGGTATCAGGAGATTTGAAAGGCGGTGACATGAGCGAGCGAGACGAACAGCTCGGAGCGGTTCTATTCGACGATTACGCGGAACGTGCATTACTCGGGACCGTGATTGCCGCGCCGGATGCCGCGCGAGATGTTTTCCTGTCGGTCGCGCCGGATGACTGGTATCGGCCACGTCATGCGGAGCTGGCGGCGGTCGTGTCGCGGATGCTCCGCAACGGGCAGGGTGTCGACGCGGTCGCGGTCCTGGGGCAGGTGACGGCGCAAGGTCTGGCGGGTTCGTGGGACGCGCCGGGCGTCTTCGAGCTGATCCAGCTCGCTTCGGTGGCTCACGTCGCCGTAGAGCACGCGAAACGGGTCCGCGCACTGTCGGGTAGGCGAAAGCTAGTTTTCGGCTGCCGTAGGGCCATTCAGCGGCTGGAATCGCCGGCGTACTCCGACGAGGACGGCGACGTTCACGCGACCGCGGTCGAGTTGCGGCAGTTCTGCGACGACGCGGAGTCCGCTTCGAGCGACCGGAGTCAGCCCGTCCCGACCGGCATGGACGCGTTTCTCGCGGAGCCGGACACACACGATTGGTTGGTGCCGGGTCTGCTCGAACGGATGGACCGGACGATCATCACGGGCGGCGAGGGCGGCGGCAAGTCGGTGCTGTGCTCACAGTTCGCGGCGTGTCTGGCCGGCGGGCTGCACCCGTTCTCGGGGCAGGTGCTCGGACGCGGGGATCAGAACGTGCGGGTCCTGGTGCTCGACTGCGAGAACAGTCCGGCACAGTCGCGCCGGCGGTACCGGCGAGTCGTCCAGCGGGTGAACCTGAAGCGGGACATGGACGGTCTCAATCCGCTTCGGTGGGACGAGTGGCTGAGTATCGACATGCGACCGGCGGGCGTGGACTTGCTGGCCGCGCGTGACGTGTCGTGGGTCGAACACGCCATATCGGCCTGTGCCCCTGACCTTGTCGTGATCGGCCCGCTGTACAAGCTGCACCACAGAAACCCGTCGGACGAAGAGGCGGCGCGTGAAGTGTCGTGGGTCCTGGACGGGCTTCGCGAGCGGCACGGGATCGCGCTACTGACGGAGGCGCACGCCGGCAAGGGCAAGGACGAATCGACCGGGGATCGGATCATGTCGCCGATCGGGTCGTCCATGTGGCTTCGCTGGCCGGAGTTCGGGTTTGGGCTGTTGCCGAAGCGTGACGGCGAGCGCGACAAGTCCGGTCGGGCGAAAGAAGTTGACGTCGTGAGTTGGCGCGGAGCGCGAGAGGAGAGGGCGTGGCCGTCTGAACTGAGTTGGGGCCATACGTTGCCGTGGGTAGCGGGGCCAGATTACGAAGCCGAATCATCATCGACACTCTGACACAGGGAGATTCACTACATGGCAGGCGAAACCATCATCACGGTAATCGGCAACCTGACAGCCGATCCGGAACTGCGGTTCACTCCGTCCGGCGCGGCGGTCGCGAACTTCACGGTCGCTTCGACTCCGCGACAGTTCGATCGGGAGGCGAACGAGTGGAAGGACGGCGATCCGCTGTTCATGCGCTGCAACCTGTGGCGTGACGCGGCGGAGAACGTCACGGAGTCGCTGACGAAGGGCCAGCGCGTCATCGTGCAGGGCCGGCTGAAACAGCGGAGCTACGAGGACAAAGAGGGCGTGACTCGGACCATTGTCGAGCTGGAAGTGGACGAGATCGGTCCGTCGCTGAAGTACGCGACGGCGAACGTCACGAAGGCGTCGCGGGGCAACGGCGGCGGAGGCGGCAACGGTGGCGGTGGACAGCGTGGCGGCGGCAACCGTGGCGGTGGACAGCGCGGCGGCGGCAACCGTGGCGGCGATCCGTGGGGCAGCGCGCCCGCCGGCTACTGACACGACCAGAACGACCAGCTACCAACTCATTTCGAGAGGACACACAACACACATGGCAAACGCAACCCTGACGATGAACGTCGACGAGCTGGCCGACGCGATCGCCGCGAAGGTCTCGAAGGTCGACCCGGCGAAACACGAGGCAGTCACGGCGGAGCGCGACAAGCTCCGGGGCGAGCTGAACAAGATCGGTTGGCAAGCGATGCCGGCACGGTTCCACGACGAGCACGGGGCGACCTTCGAGGCGGCTCGCGCGTTCTACGATCACTACATCGAACAGAGTCGATCGGCGGAGGTCGTAGCCGACAAGCTCGAAGCGGTGACGGGTGAGCGCGACGAGGCTCGCGCCAACCTGGCTCGCGCGGTCGGTGACGTCACGACGCTTCGCCAGTCCGTGTCGACCCTGTCGGATCAGGCGATCGAGCTTCGCGGCGACCTGAAGACGGTGACCGACGAGCGGGACGAGTACCTACGGCAGCTCGATGAGGCTCGCGCGGAGATTGCGGCGGGCAAAGCCGCGTCGGCCCACGGATTCGAGCCGGGCGAGAAGGTGAAGGCGATCGGTGACGGGGGCTACGGGCCGGTAGGAATCGCTGCGGGTGACGTGCTCACGGTCCGGGGGACTGCGGACGGAGTGATCGACGATGACGGAGACCTTCGCGTTTTCAACTCGCGCGGCGGACAGAACTGGATTCGCCCGTCGAATGTCCGGAAGCTGCGGACGTACAAGGCCGGCGATCCGGAGCCGGAGGACAAGACGGTCACGCTGACCGGCGAGTTCGAGGGCCGAACGGTCACCCTGAAGCACGGAAGGCTGTCGGAGCTTCAGGACGGCGGCGGACCGCTCACGTGGTGGGACGTTAGCGGGAAGTGGCCGACGAACGCGGTCCTGTCGGGCGGATTCGGCTACTGGGCAGCCAAGTACGGGCCGCTGACCGAAGTCTGACCTTCACGCACGACCAGCACGACAGCCGGGGGCGGGGCGGCAACCCTGCCCCCGGCTTCATCCCGACCAGCTACCACGAAGGGGCGACATGCTGCCCACAAACATGGAACGGCGGATCGTTTTCTACGTGCCGGGTCACGCTGCCCCACAGGGCAGCAAACGACACGTCGGCGGCGGACGAATGATCGAGTCATCCAAACGCCTGAAGCCGTGGCGCGAAGACGTTCACGCGGCAGCCCGCCGGGCGTTCGCGGCATCCAGATTCGAGCCTTTCACGGGTCCTGTGGACGTCCGGCTCGACTTCATCATGCCGCGCCCGAAGTCCGCACCGAAGACGAAACAGATTCCGGCGGTGAAGCGCCCGGACGTCGACAAGCTCGCGCGGGCAGTTCTCGACGCACTGACGGGCGTTGCGTTCGCGGACGATTCGCAGGTCGTCGAGCTTCACGCCCGCAAACAGCTTCACTTCCAGCTTCCGGCGGGGCCGGGCGTCGGAATCACGATCACGGAGGGGGCGACGGATGGCTGACGCCGGCGACAAGGGACGCGCGTACATGGGAACGATCGGCGAACCGTGCAAGCGGTACCTGACGCGACGCGTACGGCGTCAAGAGTTCTGGCTCTACTGCGATCTGGCAGACGGGCACGGCGGGCCGCACAAGCACGCAAACGGGACGACATGGACGAGTGAAGGGGCGTGGGGATGAACGAAGCGAAGACGCGGACGGTCGAACAGTTCGAGGTCCGTTCGCGGATCATGCCGGACCCGCTTCAGGTCGAGACCATCGACCAGGTGAAGCGATTCGCCGAAGCGGCAGCGGAGTTCGGCGGCGTCCGGGTCCGCCGGCGCGTGGTGACGGTGACCGAAACGGAGTGGGAGGCGTTCGAGCTTGACCAGCCTTAGGCGGACCGTCGCGGACACTGCCGAAGTGGTCGCGGCGCTCCGCTCGGCAACCGTGTTCGGTCGCTCCGCGCCGGCAGATGACACGCCGGACGAATCCAAACAGGTCTTGCACTACGGGCCGAAGCCACCCTGTGACGTCGACCTGATCGACTGGTCCGACCGTGAAGCCGCGACGCTGGTCGGGCTGGTCGAGCTGTACGGCGACGTCCGGATCGCCGGCGTGTGGCGGTACCAGATCGGGCCACAGGCCGGCCACGCTCGCGGACTCCTGTACGACGACCTTCGCCCGGTCGTCATCGCGTCCGATCTGGTCCTGTCGTGGTTCGACCAGGGATGGACGGATGAGGCGTTCGAGCGGCGAATCCTGGCGACGCGCAAACGGACCGTGAAGCGGTTCGGCTGGCTCGAATCGGCGTTCAGTGCCGACGAGGACGAGGCCGGCGAAGACGAGGACGAACAGCTCTCACTGCACATTCTGTAACGGAGGTTCGCCGATGGCGGTTGTCGAGTGGCTGACGGAGTCGGAAGCGCAGGCGTACATCGACCGGAAGCGAACGACTCTGTGGGAATGGCGGCGTCTGGGAATCGTTCGGGCGCAGAAGATGAGCGACGGAACTTGGCGGTATGGCAAGGGGTCGCTTCGACTCGCTCGCAAGGATGCCGAACGACGCAAAGCGGAGCAAAGACACGTGGCCGGTCCGGGTCGTGGACACAAAAGGGAGACGAATCCGGACCAACTATCCATATTCCAGTGAGCAACTACCCGAAGGGGATTCACACAATGCCGGGACGACCGCGCAACACGTACGACCAGGATCGCGTCATCATCGCGGAGAGCTACCGGGACGCGCAGGACTTCCAGCGCCGGTGCCCGGAGTATCGCGACTGGCAGCCGGTGAGCGTGCCGACGCTCGACTACCGGATGAAGGGCCGGCATCTTCAGGACTTCCGCATGACGGCGGCGGTCGCGGCGCGCAAGGACGCCCCGCTGATCGAACGGTCCTGTCGGTTCCTGGTGGCGCTGTACGGACTCGGGAACGGGACCGGCGACCAGGCGGCGCACTACGCGACTCTGGACGAGCTGATGAAGCCGGCTCCGGAGGTAAACGACAAGGGAGACTGAATGATCGAGGTATTCACGAAGCCGGATTGTGTTCAGTGCCGGATGACGTTCCGCGAGCTGGACCGGCTCGGGATCGAGTACGCGCCGGTGGACGTCATGGCCGATGACGAGAACTACCGGCGGGCGCAACGGTACGGACTGACGGCTATGCCGATCGTGGACGCCGGCGGCGGGAACGTCTGGGGCGGATTCAAGCCGGATCGTATTCGCGCGCTGGCCGCGTGACGGCGAAGGGGGCGGGGCGGAGTACGCGGCGCTGGCGGAGGCTCAAAGCTGAGTTCCGCCGGCTGTGCGCGGACCGTCGCGCCCCGTGCTGGATATGCGGGCAGCCGATCGACTATCGGCTGGAGTTTCCGCACCCGGAGGCGTGGGAGCCGGATCACTACCACCCGGTAGCGAAGCGCCCGGAGTTGGCGGAGGACCCGGCGAACCTTCGTCCGTCTCATTCGAGCTGTAACCGATCGCGCGGTGATCGGGAAGTGGTTCTAGGACTTGGGAGGCAATCGCGGCAATGGTGAAATGCGGGGTCGCACAGTGGGTTACTGACGAGCTGGACGAAGACGACCGGGCGGCGCTGGATCGCTTGCTCGACGAGGGTTTGAGCATGGCGAGGACGTACGCGAAGTTCGCGAAGGTTGCCCCGTTCAAGCTCACGACATGGAAGGACCACCAACAACAAAGGTGCGTCTGTTATCGAAAGTAGGTGCGCTATGGGCGCATTGGCGAGACTGTTGGAGCCGGGAACGACCGAAGTCGAGCACGATCCGGACGACGCGCTCGCGCTGGCCGGCGGGACGCTGACGAAGCGGATCGAAGGCGAGCACGACGCGGACACAGACGAAGTCCTGTTACGGATGCTCGGACGTGACCCGAAGCGATGGCGGTTCGCCGCGCCGCCGGCGGTCTACGAGAAGCGCGACGAGGCCGGCTACCTGAAGTTCACGACGTACCGCTACAAGCTCGCGCCGGTCCCGGAGTTCGGCGACCTGGCGAAGCGAATCCTGACGCGACCGATCGCGTACGGCAAAGGCGCGAACACGACGAAGGGCGCAGCGTTCAATTTTCAGGCGTCGGACCTTCAGCTCGGCAAGTCCGATAACGGCGGATCGGACCTGATCGTCGAACGCTACCTAGACAGTGTCCAGGTGGCACTGGATCGGCTGAACCGTCTACGTCGGTTCGACGTTATCCCGTTGGTACACATCATGTTTCCGGGTGACTGCATCGAAGGCAATCAGTCACAGAACGGTCGGAACATGTGGCGGACCGACCTCACAGTGACAGAGCAGACGCGCGTGTTCCGGCACCTGCTCTACAAGACGGTGGAAGCGTTCGCGCCGCACGCTGACCGCGTGTACGTGGACGTCGTCAACGGCAACCACGACGAGGTCCAGCGCTTCCAGTCGACCAGGCCGGACGATGGGCACGCCACAGAGTCGGCGATCGCGGTCCGCGAAGGGCTGTCGATGAATGAAGCCGCGTTCGGTCACGTCGAGGTCCGCGTCCCGCCGCTGGACCAGGGCTACATGACGGTGCCGGTCGGCGACACGGTGTTCACGATCGCGCACGGTCACCAGTGGCGGCGCGGGCGGGCGATGGACTGGTGGTCGGGGCAGACGTTCTACAAGCATTCCGCCGGCGCGGCAACGATTCTCGCTCACGGTCACTTCCACGAAGTCGGGATCGAGCGGGCCGGCGATCGAGTGTCGATCTGTTCGCCGACGTACGACCAGGGATCAAACTACTTCCGCGAGTCGCGCGGGGCGGTATCGCCGCCGGGCGGGCTGGCATACGTGACGGAGGGCGGCAAGTTCTCCGATCTGACGATTGTGTGAGAGGGCATGGACCAGAAGCAAGTCGACGAACTGATCGGCAAGTTCCGCGAGCTTCGCGAGCTGGACGCGTGGCTCGCGGAGCAGCACGCGGAGACGCGCGGGCTGTTTACGGAAGTCGCGTTCTCGCTGAAGGCGCTCTGTGAAGCGGTGCCGGCGTGGAAGGACTATGTGACGGAGGCACTTCAGAAGTGACAACGGCGACGCTGTACGGCAGCAAGTGGGAGCGGATCGGGAAGATGCACACATTCCCGAATCCGTTCCTGCCGGCGGAAGGTTCGTTCACGACGGGCGAGTTCACTCCGGACCCGGTGATCGAGAACGTCCGGACGATCCGGACGGACGGGGTTCACAAGGTCGAGTTCACAGTCCGGATGCAACCGTTCCGGCGCGATCTGTGGGAGCTACTTCACGGGCCGGGATTCCGCGAGATGCACGCGGAGATGGTCGCGGTCCGTGAAGCCGCGTGGCAAGAGATGAAAGCCGGGCCGACCTACTTCGGAGCCGGAGCCGACGAACTGATGGGAGCGCGCGAGCGTGGATGAACTGTGTATCCGGTCGGAGCTTCCGCCCGAATGGTGTTGGCACTGCCGGGGCCTGGAAGGCGTGAAGCTCGCGGACGCCGGCGGTGAAGCGTGAGGACGTGGACCGGGCAATTCCTGATGGAAGGTCACGTCGTCGGGCGCGGCGCGCAAGCCGGCTGGCGCGAGAGGGTCGGAGTGGTCGAGAAGTTCGACCGTGATTCGCGGACCGTGCGCGTTCACTGGCTGTTCGAGGCCGGTGACGAGGGCGAGAACGGGCGGCGCGAGCCGAAGCCGATCGACAGTCACGGGACGGTCGCGGTCGACGCGCTGTTCCATCTGCACGCGATCGCGCTGGACCCACGGATGAAGGCGAACCTGATGCAGTTCGCTGTCCACTACTCGGTGTCCGCGATGCGCGATCCGCTCGGCGAAGCTCCGGTCGGGGGGTCGCCGTTCTGATGAAGCTGGTCGTGATCGAATCGCCGTTCGCCGGCGACCAGGAGCGCAACGTCAGATATGGGCGCGCCGCGATGCTCGACAGTCTGCGGCGCGGCGAAGCGCCGTACGCGTCGCACCTGATCTATCCGCAAGTGCTGGACGACACGAACCGGGCGGAGCGGATTCAGGGAATGGCAGCCGGCTTCGCGTGGGGCGTCATGGCGGACTTGGTCGCGGTGTATTGCGACCTCGGCGTCTCGGACGGGATGCAACAGGGGGTCGACGAGGCTAGGCGGCGCGGGACGCCCGTCGAGCACCGATTCCTAGACGGGATCACCACGTGGTGACAAAGAAGCCGGCAGTTCGGTCGATCGTGGTCGAGCTGCCGGAATCCGAAGTGATGAAGCTGGTTCGTCTGGCCGGCGAAGAGGGTCTATCGGTTCGCGAGGTCGCGAGTCGAAAAATGCTGGAAGCGACGAAGGGGATTCAGTGAACAAGGGCGAGATTCTGGCGAAGGCCGACGAGCTGGTGAACGGCGACCGGAACAAGAACTACGGGGACGCGAAGACGAATCACCAGCGGATCGCGGACATGTGGTCGGTGATCCTGGGGAAGCCGGTCGAGGCTCACGAGGTCGCGGCGTGCATGGTGGCGCTGAAGCTGGCGCGGCTGATCGAGACGCCCGACCATCTGGACTCATGGGTCGATATGGCCGGCTATGCGGCGATCGGTGGCGAGATTGCCACGGAGAAGCCGGCGGACCCGGACCCGGTCGCGACGATCGCGAAGTCGGTTCCGATCTACGGCGACGTTCAGGTGGTCGACCTGGATACCGTTCGGGCCGCGCACAATCGAGCGGTGAACAGGCAGGCGCGACTCTGATCGCATGAGGACATACGAGTTCGAGGACTGGGCCGGCGACAAGCTCGAAGTGTCGCGGGCCAGTCATTCATCGACCGTGCTCGAAGTCGGGCTGTACGGCGTGAGCACGGTCGAGCTGCCACATGACGCGATCCCGAACCTGGTCGCGTTCCTGCTCGGCAATCTGCCGGCGGATCAGCGGGCGGAGGTCATCGAAGGATTGCAACGCGCGGAGAGGATCGGGCCGAACGGATGACGGTCGAGCACAAGGCCGGGGACATAACGGTCGAGACGGTCGAATCGTGGGGCAGTCCTCACGTCTCGGTCGTGACCGAACAGCGCTGCGAATGCGGCAAGTCCATGTACGCCTACGACACGGTGAAGCGCGACGACTTCAGCGAGAGGCCGGCTCACGTCGCCGGCGTGCTCGACGCGGCGGCGGCGGAGGTCGGGCGGATGGTCGAGCGTCACCAGGCGGCGGCGCTCGCGCTACGGGAAGGGAAGCCGGCATGAACAGCGGCGACTGTCAATTCTGCTGGGACGTTGCGGAAGTGCTGGCCGAAGCCGGCAACAGCACGCACCGAATCGAGTACGACACGGTCCACGAGCACGCCCACAAGGGCGCGGCTGTCTACGACGGGGGGGCACTGTGAATCCGGTGATGATGCCGAATCCGATGGTCCAGAATCCGGCGCTGTTCATGGTCGTCTACGGCGACCAGGCGGACGAGCCGATGGACGGTCGCGTGGTGGCCGGCGCGATCGCGGTCGTGGTTGTCGTCCTGGTCCTGGCGGCGCTGTTCCTGTGGCGGGTCTGGCGGCGCGGATGACGGGGCGTGAGCTGATCGCCGCGCTTCAGGCGTTGCCGGCGAAGACGCTCGACGCTCCGATCCACGTCTACGAAGCGGCGAGCTGTTCGTGGCGGGACCCGGAAGTCGAGGTCGACGGAGTGGACGACTTCGAGCCGGTGATCTGGCTATGACATTCGATCTGTTCGTGGACGTGTTCACGGCGGCGGCATTGACGGCGTACCTGTACGCGGCGGTCGAGCTGTGGCACGTCCAGCGGGGCAAAGAACGGAAGTGGTTCTGAAGTGGAGTGTGACGGTCGATGCGTGACCGGGGAAGACCTCGGGATGCCGGAGTACGCGAGCAGTGGGTACTGGGACCCGGAGTGTTCCGCGCACGGGGACGGCGAACAGTGGCGACGCGGGAAGGCTGACGGGTGATCCAGTACGGCATACGGAACAAGGTGACCGGGAAGGACGCGGCGCGCAGTGAGTCGGAAGCGCGCGAGCTTGCCCGAACACACTCGGACCGATACGAGCTGATCCAGCGCGAGGTCTCGGAGTGGCGGAAGACGCCGCCAATCATCGTGAACATCGGCGGCGCGCCGTACCAGCTGATGCAGGCGGAGCACGACGGCAAGGGGCGTGAACACGTGGTGCTGTGCAGCATGACGGTGGACGAGGCGATGGAGGCCGGGTGGTCGCCGGGTGCGTGAGTACGGGATACGCACACGGGACGGGAAGACGCGGAAGCTCGGGGCGATCGAGCGCCGGCACGCGGACAACCTCTGTGCTCGGTTCGCCGATCAGGACGGGCGGGTTGTCCAGCGGGAAGTCTCGGAATGGGGGCCGGCTGAGTGAACGCGTGCTGTGAGTACTCATGGTCCGGGGACGGGGCCGGCCAGTGGGTGTGCGACGGGTGCGGGCAGACGAGGCCGATGGACGAACAGGACAGGCGGGCGTTCGGGGTAGGGGGCACGGTGGCAGTGGGGGCAGGCAGTGGGGTCGCGGAGGTACTGGACACCTGGTCATGCGGGCACTGCACGTGGACAGTCCAGGCCGAAGGGCAGAGCGCGACCGTGCTGTCCGCTAGGTGGCATCTGTACCGGGCGCACCACGTCGAAACGAACGGCGCTGACGTTGCCGATCACGGGCAGCACGGCACACGTGAACGCTTCACGCCGAAGCCGAAACGAAATCGGCGCGGAAAATCGAAAGCGGAGGAAACGACCAGGTGAGGCAGCTTCGTTCATGGGTGAGTAGACACCTTCGGTGTAGGGCGAAGCCGGTCGTGTCTGTGCAGTCGCCACCACGTGCGGGTCCACGCTGTTACTGCACGGTCCGAACGCCCGGTGGTCACTCCCACCCTGCCTGTCGCGACTGAAGCCGTCCACGACGTCACCAGGGGCAGCACGGGGCCACCACAGGGGAGGGGCGTTCCAGCCACGAAGATGCCCGAAGGCGGACCCATCCGGGCCGGTA